AGATTCACAATTTTTTCATAATAACGACTTACATTGACAATTGTAAATTGTTTTACAGAGAATTTCGTATGTCTCTTATTTTCACATGTAATAAAATAACCAGACACGTTGATGTCGTTTTTCAAATGTTTGTAAAACTCTAAAAAGTTGGCGTTCTTTATTTGATTCGTTTGATTCAGAGAGATTCTCTCGAATCTCGCTCGTGACTCTTTGCTTTTAATCTTCTCGAATTCCTCTGTCTCTACATAATCATAACGGTAGCACATGCTTTCATCATTCACGTCAGCGTCTAGAAATTCTTTATATTTACTCGGACACAAACGAATTACCTCTTTTTCAGAACCGACCAAGTTTGTGTTGAAATCTTTACCTAATGGATAAATGAACTGTACAAAATCTGCATAACTTTTGTTAAAAGTTTTGTACCCAACTTTGAACAATTGTTTCATCTCTTCAAGATGCTCGGTTCTCATTTTTAGAGTGTACTCATTATCATTAGACATGTCCTCTTCTGTCGTTGTATCTGATGAAAACTCTTTCGTTGCGTTGACAATAGGAATAATCGGTTTGAAAAGTTTCAGAATGTTGTTATGATTTTCATCATTTTGCAAATACTCATCTTTGTTCAACAGCTTGATGAAATTCGTGTTCTGAATGGGAGTTAGAGGTTTTTTGCGATAATTGTAAAGATTGTTAATCTCATGCGAAGCTTGTTCATCTGAGAAGAAAAGAGGAGCATTCTTATCAACACGCACAAGAGTGATCTCGTTCAGATCAGACAGCTCTTCGAATATAAGCTCATCTTCTGCGATCATGGTTTCATAATAATCTTGCTCTGTGGATGGAGTATCTTCCCTTACAAGCTCCACAATTTGTGATACAACAGGTTGATTATCTTCTGAGATAATCGGAGTTTCCGATTCAATTTCATTTTTATCCATTGTTTGTAAAATGTTTTCCTTTTGGGTTGAAGTTTTCGAGGTATCTTCGTCCTCTGCTGTTTTTTGCTTCTTACTGGACTGAGGTGACGTAGATGAGGAGAAAAGTGAAGATTTCTCTTTGGAGAGCTCCTCCATCCGTTTCTTTTTTCTGTAAGTTCTTATCAATTTGTCCACAATGTTCTTATCATCCTCAGAATCGAGAACATATTTGGTAGTGTTATTCTTTTTAACAACAATAGGTTCGAAATGAATATTGTCAATATTGTACATAAGAATAGTATCGTAATCTGTGTTATACGTTGTATCTCTGATGTATAACTCGCCATTATTGGTGAACACAATGATATTCACAAGCTTGAGAGTTTCTAAAAAATATATAAAATGTTCGTCGAGATACTCTAGTGGATCTGCAATAAAGTTTTCCACATATTTTTCTAGAGTCGGATACGTGTCTTTGTTGATGAACGCATCAATATTTTCAAAAAAACTTTTTATTCTTTTAGTGTGTTTTGCCTTTGACTTCAGCGCTTTTAAAATGAGTGAAGCTAACTTGATACGATAATTTATACCCTCAGTGTGTTTGTTAGAGACTGATAGCTTTCTGTAATTTGAATCAGTCAAAAATAACAAACTGTGAATTAAACAAGTACCATCTGGATGAACTCCCACTCTATATAAATTTTTAAAATGTTTGTTTTCATAAACCTCTTGTTTATCAACATCTAACATTTTAATGTCATCTTGTTTATCAACATCCAACATTTTAATGTAATACAACATAAATTTTATACTTTTTCATTCTGACATAATATATCTAAAACAATTCCGAGTGTAATACTTTAAAAAAAAATTGCTTAACATGAAACGAAAGATCTCTCTTGAGGGTATTAAATATTTTGACGAAAATGGCGTTGCTCATATTTCCAAAGAGATCTCTGATGTTAGCGATCTGATTGACTTGGCAAACACATACAATCGCAATCTGAGATACAACATCAATCTGAGAAAACTGGTGGAAATTAAATCCGAGATGATGCTGTTAAATAATTTAATCGGATTGAACAACATTAAAAGGGATATCGTCACACAAATCTTATATTTTGTGCAAAATTTTCACGACCAAAATATGTTACATGTTGTCATTCAGGGCTCTCCTGGCGTTGGTAAAACAAAGTTGGCGAATATCATCGGTAAAATTTACTTCAAATTAAATGTTTTGAACTCGGATGGTTCTAATCATCCCAAAATTGTTGTAGCAAAACGCTCTGATCTTATTGGGGAGTATTTGGGAACAACGGCAAAAAAAACTCAGGAAGTCATCAACGCATCGAAGGGCGGGATTTTGTTAATAGACGAGGCTTATGCTTTGGGTAACAAAGAGGGGCGGGATTCTTACTCCAAAGAGTGTATCGATACACTCAACCAAAATCTATCTGAAGGAAAAGCTGATTTTTTATGTATTGTTGCTGGATACAAAGATTCTTTAGAACAATGCCTTTTTAAACACAACGCTGGATTAAAAAGACGATTTCCATTCGTATATACAATTAACAATTACACCGCGGACGAGTTATCTTTGATTTACACACAAATGATTAACAAAGAGGCGTGGTCTTTTCATGAAGAACATCGGAGTGATATGAAGGCCTTGTTTAAATCAGAGTACGACCTTTTTGGTAATATGGGTGGGGATGTGGAAACATTATGGTTCTTTACAAAACTAGAACACAGCAAAAGGGTGTTTTGTTTGAGTGAAAAAATGAAAAAAATAGTTACCCTTACAGATACGAAAAATGGTATGAACAAACTAAAAGAAATGAAAGGTCCAACAGATAAAGATCACACACCCACATCCATTATCTCTCATATGTACATGTAATCAAATAACATTCGAGTTTACTTTGTGAAGGCTAACCATTCCTTGCTCAAGTCGAAGAGTTCAGATTTTATAGAAGTCATACATTTTATCATGAACTCGTACAATTGTCGTTTTGAAGTATCGTTATCAAATTTGAGCTTTAACAAAAACATCTCCTCCAACGGATGTGGAACACTGTATCCTACATAAGAGAGTTCGTATTCATTATTGAGTTCTTTATTTCTTATATAATGATTGAGCATAAAAGACTGAACAAGATTACCTATGGTATGTGTATAACCTTTGACCATAACTGTGAAGAAGTTGGGTACATCTGTTAAAATATTAATATCTACAACAGTAGAATCATCACTTTTGGAGAGTTCGACGATAATATTTTCAATCTGTGTTATTAGAACAGTACATCCTACATGAAAAACTTCGTATGGCGTGAGCGCTGTTTCTACCTCCAACGAAAAGGTGAACTGTTTGGGTTCACCGTGCTTATTTCTCATGAAGTACCTGTATTTATCCAAGGTATCAAACTCATCTTTGAATTCAGAATACTCATCATTGGACATGCTTTTTGCTTTTTCTTTTAGAACCTTTGAAATTGACGCTTCATCTAGAGAGTTGAAGTAGGAACATTGGCTCACAATACTCCAACAAATGCAATCTTTAGCAACACCTTTTCTTGCTGTTGCGCTAATCGTTATTTCGTTTCCTTTCTCGAGATCGTCAATATGAGGTTTCAGTTTGGTGAGGAGAATATGGTCTTCTGTTATCTTATTTTTCGGAAATATTCTGTTCGTGAAAGATTCAGGCATTTTTTGATTCGTTTTGTTGTTGATTATTTCAAAATCAGCTGTGGTAACATTCATCATTTGACCCGTTTTATTAATTTTCTTCAAAACAAACGAATAATCAGTATCCTTCCAGTTATCAATCTCATCTTTGGTAAAATGCAACGGGATAAGACTCAGACGATGTGCCAAAAATTCGTTGTGAAGAGGGCTGTCGTTCATAGTGATATTAATATCATTCTCGACGAAGTGATCTTTGAGCTTAAAATAGAAGCCTACGGACGGAATATCTGTGAGGATGGTTCTACGAATTGAATTGACCAAACTCGTATCAACATCTCGAATATCGAAAGTAATTGCATTAATATCTTTTTTAATAAGGTTTGAAAAATGCATATTGAATGTTATTTAATTTAAGAAATAAAAACCGTAGGGCTTAAATCAATTTTTTATTTGATACAAAGAAAACACTAAAAAATTACCTTTTTTCCGATATGAGCGATGACGATATTGGTAATGTATATAATATGTTTTTCGTATAATTTACGAGTTAAAAAAAGAGTCTATTAAATAATATATAAATGTCAAAACCGGTGATATTCATCAGCGGTTATTGTGAGTATTGTAAAGAATTGATGACAAATCTAATGAAGTATAGCATGCAAAATAAGTTTGATTATGTTAATGTAGATGAAGGACAAGAGATTCCACAGTTTGTTGATAGAATTCCTCTGATGTATTTTGACAAGAAGATCCTCGTTGACGAAGGGTTGTTTGATTATATTGAAAATTTAAAAAAAAAAATAACACAAGCCAATCAATTAGACATAAAACCATTTTTAAGTGGTGAGATGACTAGTAACTCAATATCTGACAGTTACTCATACATAGGCGAAGAGAATGGCGCTGACAAAAAACAGATCGTCCACTCTACATTCGACAAAAATTACTCGCACATTGGAATGGAACACCAACAAATTTACACTCCTGAAGACAACGATACCAAAGATAAAAGTAGATGCACTTTGGAGGAGTTGATATCAAAGCGCGAACACGACATTAAATTCAATTAGACTGACATTAAATGTATTTATAGAACAGTTATATGATTTACAATATAATTTCATAAATATGGATAATAATACTAAATGGATTTCTTGTTTTAACTCTAAGCTTGAAGAGTTTATGACTGATTTGATTTCTTCCTATCCAAATGACAAGGATTTTTTGATGTTCAAACAAAGCTATAAAATGCTTAAACTAGTGGATGATACCAAACCTGCTTTGTTATTCAAAATGTACACTATGAAGTACATCGATCAGGTCACCAGCAAGGATGAGAAGTTTTTCTTGGATCATGATTTTAAAGACGAACTAAATAATAGTGATAATCAGGACTTCTCAAGCGAAATGCTTAGTAAACTCAAAAGTTACTGGAGTACAATGAGTTCTAAAAACAAGGATGCTATTTGGAACTATCTCAATCTGCTATGTAAAATCATTTTGAAAATCCAGTAAGAATATGCATTTAAAGATTTTCGTTATAGATTAAAATCAAACTGTAAATGGCTGCTGAACTGGTTAGTAAAAAGATTGAATATGTTTTCAATAAAATCACTCTAAGTCTGATTAAAGAAGTGAAAGACAAAGATTGTGGCGTTAAGCGTAAGATTAAAACCAACTATGGTGTGTTTGATAAATACTCTGATAAGCATATTGTTCGATTTATTAACGAAATGGACAAACTCGATGGAACAAGTGATCTTTTGCAGATGCCTTACAGAGATACTGATATTTTCAAAACAGATAGTCCTATTTTAGGATTGTATATTTTACAGGATGTGACTGTTCTTGATTTTCTGTCCATTGTCGATGATAAAGAGAAAGAGATCATCAAAAGTTATTTGTATATGCTGTACATGTTTTCGTATCTATATAACGAAGTGACTATGTATATCAGTACAAAAGAACAACGCTCTAACGAAGATGGGGTGACAGAAACAGCAGCTAAACAAGAAAATACTGACGAATGTAACGAAGATAAAGTGAAGGCGATTGATATGATGTTGAGTAAATCAATGAAGTTGATTCAAGATACAGAAACCTTCGATATTAATAAAGACGCGGATGAAATTTTGGATGATGATCTCAAAGTTCTTCTTGATAACATTTATCACACAAAAAAAGCCATTCAAGAATTTCAGATTCAATATGATGCTGACGAGTTCGAAAAAAGTTCAGGTGGAGGAGACATGAATGGTTTCGAGAGTGCATTTGATTTCCTACATCAAAGTAAAATTGGTGAGCTCGCAAAAGAGATCTCTCAGGATATCGATATCAGCAACCTTAATCTTGATAAACCTGAGGACTTGTTGAATGTCGATTCTATATTTTCAGGTGAAAACAATGCTTTGGGTGATATTATTGGCAAAGTTGGTAACAAAATCTCCCAGAAGATTCAATCAGGTGAACTAAAACAGGAGGATCTTATGCAAGAAGCATTTTCAATGATGTCTAAATTGAATGGAACCAACTCGTTCATGAGTGATATGATGAATAATGTTATGCGTAATGGTATGGGTGGTGGTATGGGTGGTGGTATGGGTGGTGGTATGGATGGTATGGATGGTATGGATGGTATGGATGGTATGGGTGGAAATCACGGAGTCAGTAGAAAGTCAAAAAAACAAGCCCAGTTGAGAAAACGTCTTGAAGAAAAGCATAAAAACAAAATGTAAAAATGTTTGAATAAATTATTTATGTATTGTAAATTAATAAAGTTATACAACTATGATTGATGAAATATGGTACAATAATATTTCTAATTTGTTTGAGGTCGACAAGCTTATGAATTTTTTCCCGAATGAAGAGATGTCATTGGAAGAAAAATTGAACAGTGCTTTACGGTTCACATTATACTTTTCTGTTATTGTTTATATCATCAATAAAACTTTTTATGTTTTCTATTTAGTACTGGTAATGGCAGGGATAACATACATCGTGTATAGCGCAAACCAAAAAGAGAGGTTTACGAACGATGACGAGTACTTAATATCATCATCCTCATTAAAAAAAAACGCCAAATCAGGTAGATGTAGTGTGCCTCAAAAAACAAACCCTTTTATGAATGTACTAATGAATGATTATGTTCACAATCCAAAAAGACCAGAAGCTTGCAATGTGTCTAAGCCTGTGGTTGAAAAAAAAATTAAACAATACTTCGAGAATGATTTGTACATGAATATTGATGATGTGTTCAATAAAAACTCTTCTTATAGACAATTTTATACAACGCCTTCAACAACGATCCCGAATGATCAAGAAGGATTCGCGAAGTGGCTGTACTTTAGTGAAGACAAAACCTGTAAAGAAGGGAACACTAAAAAATGTTACAGATGAAATATTCCATGTATGATTTAGATTATTTTTTGTTTTATATTATAAATAATAATATTAAAATGATTTTTGATAAACCACATACACTTGGAAGCGATGAATGTTGGATACAATCACAAAACTTACAGAGTAAAGAAATGTATGAGTATAACACATTCAACCCATACAAAACAAACATTCCCAAATGTGAAAACAAAGTTGACGAGCTTAAACAATTTGTTGTAGAGAACAACATGCACATTAAAGAGGGTTACGGTTTTACAAACGCGTGCTTTGTTGACAATGATACCAAACTTCGTAACAAGCAAATTATGACACACGGTAAATGTAAAAATCAGCTTAGTGCTCGCGTTTTCCAGGCTGTGCCTGATTTAGGCCACAGTGGGTTCGAAGCGGTAGTTGAGAGTCGTATTACACAAGGAGAAGACACTACAGAAAAGAAAAGTTGTGATGTTAACAGTGGGAAGAGTTTTGATGTGTTTACGCCTCTTATTCCATGTTTGAAGAGCACCATTCAGGATGTTAAACACATTGTACCTCCAGATCAATGGACACGAGGTGGTGAGCACACTAGAGATCATGTCAAACAGAAACGCTTCTTAGAGCGCAACGGCTATGTCCTTGAAAATAATGTGTGGAAAAAGAAAAATTGTAATAAATGAGAATTTTTTTAATATGATTAATTAATAAATATATTAAAGAAAATATGAGTTCTAATCGTTTGATGTATGATACTTGTGAATATAAGCAACGCTTACATGAAAGCGTTAGTAGCATTGATTTCTTGCTTGATCCACTCAAATACGAACACCAGAATCGTTGTAGAATGGAGCTCGGACTTGTTGGAGGGACAAATGTTTCCCATGTCAAGGGCAACTTGGTTGATCTTGAAAATGATCTTAGAGGCCAGAATCGTCCAGCAACCAATTGCGCAGAGTACAAGTTCATTCCATCTAACGAGGTGTATGTACAAGGCAAAGAATACATTAAACCAGTGAATCATCCCAAAGTGGATACCACAATGCAACATCTTCCCGCATGCCAAATGATTGACTACAAGTCAATCCCTAGACCTACGTTCAAAAACAATAACAAAATTTCATATTAATTTGTATCACAAAAACCCTTTTATTTTTTCTACCTAGAATATAAAAACATTATGAGTTTTAATAGATTATCTTATGATACGTGTAGTTACTTGACTGAATTAAAAGAATCAATGAAACCAGGCGATTATATGATTAATACACCTGAAGTCGGTTCCGACAGAGGTTGCTTTTTCCCAAACCCTCAGATCAGAATGAACAAAAATGGTTCGAGTGTTTGTGAAAACAACATTATTGATGTTGACTCTGAGCTTCTTGGTCTGAATGTTAAGAATACTAAATGCCCTGTAAAAAAGTACACTCCTTCCGAAAATCTATATTGTAACTTGATCCATATGAAAGACTGTGATTTCTTGTCTCCAGAAGACACGAAATTGAGCAACCCACCATGCACTTTAAGAGGTACCGGTTGGAACAGATGGGAATGGTTATGTGAGAACCCACAAGCAAAGGGGGTAATTACACCATTCGAAACAAACATTAACAATAGAATTGTTGTTAAAGACAATCATCGTCCATGCCTTCCAACTCCTATGGATAACACAGTAAGCCTGCCTTCACATCTGACTATCGATGACCGTTCAGAAGCACACAATAGTGAGGTATTGAAGGAGTGGTCTACGCTGTATCAGCATGGTACAAATTTCCCTATGATTCATTGGAGATGTTGTGGAGAAATTGCTAAGCTGTAAAAAAATGTTGCTTATTAGTATAATACAAAGCTTTATAACCATGCCTAAATGCTCCAACGGTAACTCAGACTGCAAATCATTCAAGATCCTTGGTTCTGGTATTGGATTCAAAGGTGGCAGATATGTGGCTGAAAACAAAATGAAAGCGGCCCGTCGTGCTGGGTCTAAGCTTTACAAGAAAGTCGATAACGATCCTGCATATTCTCAGTTCAAGAGCAAGTCCTCTATCAAATTCATTCTTGGCGAGACCACCAAGGGTGGTTCCAAAACATCCACTGCGTACGAAGTGAAGCGTATCAAGCTCGCTGAACCCAAAAAAATAAAGATCGGTAACACCATGGTTACCTACAAGTACACTTATAATGTACACAAACTATCTCTCCCTGATAGTGAAATGGAAAAGATTATGTAAATTTGTTATTTTTACAGAATGACCGATTAAAACAAACGCTTTAAAGTTACATTACAATGATTCATTTTCACAAAGTTATATAAATCTACTCTTGGAATCCATTTGATCATTTTTATCTCATTTCTATCCTTTGGATTTGCGTAAACATTGTTTTGTCGCAATTCTACAATATAGAAAAGCTTGTTTCCTATAATTAATGTGCCGTATTTTGTATGTTTTTTTAGTCGTAAGTCAATATTTGTCTCTTCCATCAGCTCTCTCTTTGCGCAAGAGAAGTAACTCTTTGTGTTCATTTCAGCCTCTGTCATATGTCCCTTTGGAAAACCCCATTTACCAGATGAACATTGGAGAACCACTAATAACTCTTCCATATTCGGAGAAAACAGAATAATGCCGCATTCATCTACATTGTGTATAAGATCTTTCCTAGAGTTACTCTTTTCCCATGGAATCATACATGTCAGCTGAGGGTTGAAATGCATCAATTGTTGTCCATACAACATTCTTCTTTTTACACTAATTTTTCATCACATAGTATGTATTTTAATTCGAATAATATTTAAATCAAATTTTATTTTTATTCCTAAAGTATAAAAATGGAAGTTTATGTATTTTTTACTCTTATGGGACTAGGATATATGGCGTCACAATCATCCTCTCGAAAAACGAACCTATTCAAAAAAACTTCACATTCTTCTCCAGAGAATTCGGTGGATGTAATGAATACACATAGTTCGTATAACGACAATATATCTAAATTTGCAAGGCTTGTTGAAACCCAACAGGCAGAAGAAATGTACAATAAAACAAAACAAAAACATCCGAATGTTATATCTACCAATTACAGGGACTCTCTGCAAAGAAATGATGATAAAAAAGAAAGGAACACATTCGAAAGTCTGTTGTCTGGACAACAAATCCCCTTGAACGAGTTCAAGCACAATAACATGGAACCATTCTTCGGAAGTTCCGTCAAACAAAATATGAACGACAGCTCATCCCACCAAACTATTCTTGAAAACTTCACAGGAGTGGGTGGATACAAAAGCGAACATCCAAAAGTGGAAAATGTTTGCTTTGCAGATATAAAACAAAATTCCGGTGGTGGTGTAAATTCCAAACAGAGCTCCTATGAAGAAGAGTATCAACGAATGCAACACAGCAAGCACAGACAAAACGAACTACCATTCGAACAAACATGGGTCGGTCCTGGTCTAAACGACGGTTACGAGAGCAAACCTTCGCAGATGGGCTTCCAACCGGATGATAGGTCTTTTGTCATGCCAAAGAGTGTTGATGAGCTCCGTACCGCGAACAATCCCAAGGTATCTTATGAAGGGCGTGTTGTGAATGGTCAGAAAGGTTCCACAATCGGGTTACAATCCAAGATCTCCAAGAACAAGGTGGACACTTTTTACGAGAATTCACCAGACAGATATTTCAAAACAACCGGAGCATACACCAAAAATAAATACAGACCCACAACTATTCTTAAGGATACAAACAGAAAAAACAGCACATATTATGCTGGTAACTTGTACAAAAATATCGGCAACGAACAGAGCGCTAAACTTCAGGCCACCAAGAAACACATTCTCCGTGAGTTTGGAGTTCGTAATCTGGAGCAGAAAAATATTGGAAAGCCAGATTTCGACTATGGAAAAGAGAACATTCTTGTTTACAATAACGAGCGCGATATAACCGCAACAAGAACATACGAAGGTAACCTTACAACCCTTGTGAAATCGATCATCGCTCCAGTGCAAGATATCTTTAAACCCACTACCAAACAATACACCACATTCAGTAACAGAGAGTTTGGTGAATTACAAACCAATATGCCCAACAAACCCACATTGTATGATCCGAATGATGTTGCCCGAACCACAATCAAAGAGACATTCATTCATGATACAAGAACTGGAAATCTTGCTGGGGAAAACAAACATATTACTTATGATCCGGACGATGTGATGAGAAAAACACTCAAGGAGACTCTGCCAGATTATGAAAATGTGATTAACATGCAATCTGGTCTGGTTAAACAGACCATTTATGATCCATCTGATGTAGCCAAAACAACCGTTCGCGAAACCACCGAAAATAACGACCACGACGGATATATCGAAACCCTCGAGGGTGGGAAGGGTGGTTATCAATCAACCATTGTCGAAGCTCCCAACACAAGCAAACAGTTCATCTCAGATCACGAGTATATGGGTTCTGCGCCCTCCAGAGAACAATCCCACGGGTATCTCACAAAAGAAATTCAGATGGATCCAACGAGTAAGGAGTTCATTTCGGACACAGAACGATTTGGTAACGCCAATAGCAGCGACAAGCGCCAGATGTCTTATGATGATATTTACAACGCAACCATTAACGACATGAAAGAGACATTGAATGTCAACCGAAAACCGACACAAAATAATGTGAAGATCGCTTCGGGTAGTGATGGTATTGTTATGGAGTCTAACAAAGATGATTGTGAAAGAACAGCTTCAAGAACACACAACAACATTGAGAAAGTGCGAAACAAACCGATCACCACAAATTTCATCAATCTCACACAGGAAAAATTCGATGAATGTGACAATCAAATTGACGAAAGCATTCTCAAAGCTTTCCATGATAATCCTTACACCAAACCATTAAATAGTTCATTCTAAACCATCATCATATTCTAAATAGGCAAAAGTAAAACCAAAGGAAGAGTTGACTTTATGTTCGGTTTCTGATACGACCCCATTCTCGAAAATTCCCCATGAATTTGAATTTGGTTTACTTTTGATTTCATAATGATACATATTCCTCGTATCTTTGGCTTTTAGATTTGATATTCTCATATTAATGACGTGTCTATCTGTCGAACCTAAGTCTCTATTTAATAGCACAAGTCGACACGGAATATCCTCTTCCGATTTGAATAATAATATTTTTGTATTCTTTTTAGCATTGCATCTTTTTAGCACATGCAAGGCCGAACCTTGGTCTAAATCTAAAACGAGCTCGTTCGCTACACCGTTGCCTTCTAGAATTACTACCTTTATGATGCCTTTGCCTTTCGGTTTCTTACAGCAATTTTTACACAATTGACTCCCTGGTGGTTGTTTGCCCGTAATGATATCCCATATGGTCGAGGTACACTTGCTAACTCCTCCGGTTTGTGACGAATATGATGAGATTCTCTTTCCATCTACAAACTGAGATACATCACCCGCAGATTTGTTCAGGAAGTTCACTTTCGATTTAGCCATCTTAATCGGTTCAACATCTTCACGCCTAAGTCTATTGTTGCGATTGTTCATATAGTCGAAGTATATTGAGCTTTCACTGTTCAGGTACAAATTCCCGTTTACAGATAAATAATTATTCCTTTCAAAGAGAGTCTTATTGTCAAAGCGAACATCATTATTGAAGTTCACTACATTGTCGTTCACATTGTTCACTAAGAGTGGAGATGTAAATTCGATTTTGTTGGATGGCGGATTCAATGTAGCTGCGTTGTTTTTTATGGGACTTGTAAGCGAAATATCGCAACGGTCGGCTCTGTAAGTGCTCGGAATAGTATTTACCATATCAAACCTTTCTTTTTTATTACTAATGAAAGATTTTGCTGAAGAAAATATTGGAAATATCAAAAAAAAAATTAGCGGATTTACAGATCTTTTTCTGTTATACAATTATAATTATAATAACTATCTTCATGCCTGGAAAACCAGATGCTAATGAACAAATGAGTCGAACCAAATCCAAACAAAGAACGAATACTATGAAAAATACAAGTAAAACTTTGCCAAAGACTAAAACAGTTTCCAATACATCACAGAGAAAATGCAATATTAAAACAAAAAAAACACAACATAAAGGAGGTACTTTTACAGACATCAATCTTTCAAAAACTATTACCGATAAAATTTCGGATTTTTTTCAAAAGTTAATCCCATCATTTTTAAATAAAGGGTCGAAATCTTTTGTTAGCAAGTTTGAAGCAAAACATGTTGCAGATAAAGGTTCCGAAACCACATTTACAGCTAACTTTCAATTTATAGTCAGAAACTCATACGACAACATTCTGATTGATTTTCAAAATTTATACATAGATGAAAAGTTTCGCGGAAAAGGCATATTAGGAAATATTTTCAAGAAGGTAGAAGAGATGATTTATAACTATTCTAATGATCCAAATTGTGAAAAACGTATCATTATAAGGGTGAGTGATTTTAATAACTTTTTATTAGGTTGTCATTTTGTGCTACAAAGAGGTTACGACCTTTATAATCCTTATAGACCACAAGAAACAAATAAAGAGAAAATGCAAGAATTTGTTAATAAATACAAATTTGCTTCTGATATACAATCACGACAACAATTACTTCAAGAATATACGCAATATATTCCACCAAATGCACAAAAAGTATATGTTAGTGATAAAGTAAAATATCCATGGTTATCTCAAAGTTATGTACACGATTTCGGTTTTGTTTCAATGGATAATTATTGAAAACTTTACAAATGTGTATCTTCACTGATTTAAGAACAATTTACTTTGGATATGAAATTATTCTTAATCTCATTCTCTTTAATAAACACGCCAAGAATGAAAAATATAACTTTCTTCGTCAGTCTAGTTTTAAATGGCATCACACTCTATATTATTTCATCAAAAAAGCTCAAACAATACAAAACAAAAAAGAAAAAACATAATCTTATAAGCTTTTTCAAACAATATAAGTTCGTCTGAAATGATGATGATTTTTTACTGTGAAATTTCCAAAGTAAAACGATGTTTTGGAAAGGTACGACTATCTTCAATCCCGGGTTCATCGGATTCGTACCACCATACAGTATTTATTTCACCTTTTCTTTCGTCGCGATAATTCATAAAACGTAGATCTAAATTATCTTTCATGAACAATATCTTATCGGATCGATCATGGATCAGATGAAACTTTCCTGTTAATCCTGGACTGGTTAACCATTCGAAACGCCATATAGATTTCCATACAGTATGACCATTGAACCTACCATCTTCTTCATTTTTAAAATACGCATATTCGTTGTTGTATAAACTTTTCAGGTAAAATTTGTTTGTTGTGTTCGGCACTCTGATGACCTCCCATTTTGTAATATTCGACTTACCAGGATGAATTATGTTAGGCTTGAAACTATTTTCTTTCTTTGAACCTGGTATGGCATATACTTTCGTTTCGTCCGCATGGTTTTTATGCGTAACAAATATATAGATAACACTCGGTATATATGAGTTCAGATTCTTAAACGGCTTTACCGTTACTGTTTTGTTATTATCGAACTGCGACGAATCGAATGAGACCTTCTCTGTGTTCCCATTGAACGCCTTAAAGGTTGAGTTAATACTATCATCCGATTTTCGCAACACCAAACCGTTTATCTCCCAACTTGGGTGGATTGTAATGTTGAGAGAATTACCAGGTGTCACACGGTATAACAAACTGCTTTGACCACCCACAAAGATTAAACGCACTTCCGAGTATATATCCTGAACCACATCATCTGGACAACAACAATCACAAATGCTGTTATCCAAGGGTTCTCTACCCTCACGAATGGTCTTCCACATCTTGTAAACACACATATCTTTATCATTAACTCGAACCATTTTGTTATCTCTCGGTTGTAAACATTCCTTTGAAGGGAATGACATGGTCTCTAATAGGATCTCTTCGATTTCAAAATCACCGTTATCATTCCATATACCCACGCTATTTTCCGTCGTCAAAATATCATTAATGTCTTTATATTTTTTCAATAACTTCGTATTGGTTACTGAGTTTAGATTCAAATCAGATGTGAATTCCATTCCGACATCCTTATGAACATAGATGTCGTTATTGAACGCAACATTATTAAACGAAACTTCGCTCTCAGAAAAATCGGTTTCTCCTTTGAATACAGTTGGACCATCAATATTAAATTCTCTGGATGAAATTACTATTGTATCGGCGCTAAGCTTACTTTCATCTTGTAATTCGGTTGACCTATGAGGAATGAAGTCGAAACTGTTTTTATATGAACAGGTACTTTCGACATATGTCTCACGTTTTTTCGTATTATCGAATTGCTTTTTGAAACAAAGCAATGATGCTACAATAATCACAAACACCAATATAAAATAAAGCACAACCATTGAATATTTAATTTACCCATATATTTTTACCGAGAAGATTATTTTCTTTGAATTACAATTTCAATGTTTTCGATGCGGTATCATATGTAAACAATTCTTTGTCATTCATCTTGATTTTATTTACATTCAAAGTTCCGTTAATGTTGACATCATTCATGAAATCAATATTATTTGTTTCTTCTGTTGTATGGGTATGTATTTCATCTACATTTATTTTGTTGAAAGATTCCTGACGTGGCTCACAGGTCACCTCATTCACAGGTACCTTCGGTTCCACATAAATGGTATCTGTTATTTCAATGAATTCTGGTTCGACGATGGTCGCATCCAAATAACTCGACGAAACCTTCTCGATCGAGGTGTCTACACGATTGTTCTCATCCATATATGTCTCCTTTATATGAACTTTGTGCAGATATCTTATCATAAGCAAAAAATTAAAGAACACAACCATCAACATCACTATTCTTTTTATATCTTTCATGATTACTTTATTTGTTATTTTATCCAAACATTTTGTATTTGTTTTTTTTTTTTCAATTGATCCCAATCATACGGAATCAGCTTCATTTGTTTCAACTGGTTCGAGTGAATCTTTTTGAGCATACCATTTTTCGAGCTTTTTAACACCCGACGCTTCGGTTATGCACACCATGTTATCGTTGAGTGGATATGTGTTGGTGATACCATCTTGTAAATCTCTCAGACTATCCGCTTCCAACGATTGTGATGATATACAAGCTCCTCTCAACATTGTATTTTTATCATCTAAATCATCAATATCTGCATTCATAACCACCTCTATGTCACTCCTTTTCAAGCAATACCGATTGTCGTCATTATGAAAACATAATTTGGAGTTTCTGTCTAAATTTAGTTTATCTTTGAAGTAAGAGTTATTCATGAATAACGCGTCTTGAGAAAACATGATGTACCCTGGCCTCATTATAGTGTTATTGTCAAACATCACACTATTATCATCTCCGATATTCACCATATTACCTTCCGATCCCAATACCTTTTTACCATCCTCGTTAATGGTGACAAAGTTATTTGAGTTTGAGGTAATTCCAAATGCATTCAGTGTATTTATATTTACATCCGAGTTGATCGTAACATTTTCAGATCTAGATGCTATCTCATTTATCTTGATATTATTACCACAAAATTCTCCTGAAGGACAACTTGTTCCTTCATTCTCAACTTCTGAACCGCTCACTGAAAAATCTTCACGATAATTATCGTTTCTCAACTGCTTCATTAAATACAATAGTGTAAACAAAGTGATGAAAATTAATATTAATACATGGAAACTCATCATGTCCAACATCGTTGTAAGTATTGTATTTATTATTTCAGAGATATGTTTTGTAAATGAAATGTATAGACATTAATGAAATTAATCCAATTTTATAACCAATCTCTAATTTTTCTTGAATCGACGAACCATACATCATTTTAATATCTATAATACTTGCATTCTATCATCAACATTAATCTTCAAATGTTCTTGTTGTTTTTTACTTATCAATGGTGTTTGTATATCTGTTCGAGAGTTGAACGGTTTCACAATTTTGTCTTTGACACTGTAAATATTCAATATTGAACTCAACTCGCTTAGCAAAGCATCAATTTGTTGTGTCATTGGGAACAAAGTATTTGAGTTCATTATCTTTATTATCGCGCTTCTCTTTATCATGTAACAATGCGTTAATATAAATCGTTCAACTTCGTAATAGTTTTCATATTTACGACATGCCTTACATATATAACCGAACAAAACAATATCCCAATCGTTTGGTACATGCTTCATGTTTTCATATATTTTCCAATTCAGATCTGTTGGTATGTCCGCATCATCTTCGAATATTAACGCATTATCGTATTTGTGCTTCAATATGTTTTCCCAAACTTTGACATGCGATAAATAGCACCCAATCGCTCCTTTCGTTAACTGATAATGTTTAGTTCTGAATCCTGTTTTTTCTAGTTCTTGTAATTCTGCTTTGGCTAATTCTGACAACGATACTCTATCAACATCTAATTTGCTTCCATCAATTGCATCGAATTTCATAAGCTGTTCACTTTTAAAGTCAGAGTTTTTATAATGTTCCAAAAAGTTATGTAATCGATCTGGTCTCCTTTTCAAATTTATCAAATAAATCTTATCAAATTTATACTTTTTAGATTCACTCGTGAAAAATTCTCTATAGTTGCTTAAAACATTTCTTAATTGCTTCATAAAATAACATAATGCAAAAAGTGTAATAACAATTAAAACGTGAAAACACATCATATCCAACATCGTTGTTAGTTTTAATTATTTCAGATATATGTTTTATAGATAATATGCAAATTTATGTAAGAACGAACCTTGTATAGAATATCGACGATGAATAAAATTTACAGATCTGTTTTCATAACTTTGCGAACAAAGCTCAACAACAAAGAGAGTAATGCGTCGTCCTCTACCACCTCATCGGATAGAGCCCAGAGACTTCGTCACCGGACTTTGAAAAATATATATTGTATATCGTTTATTTTAAATGGTAAAAAAACCATGATAATATCAAAATGGATTCAAACAATAAAATTCGTTGGACATTCCCCCTTGTAAATGATTGTTTTAATGAACTATATTCTTTAACCAGACCTTTGTTCAAACAAGGACTTCAATCTATTTATGAAACTCTCTGTGAAAAGAGTCATGATAATAACAACATGTTGTTTCGCGAGTTTCAGGAAGAGCTTCAAAAAGTCCCCTCTTGGAACTCGGTGATGATTGAAAAGGAGTATGAAAGATTCGTCCTTTCCTCTGGTTGTGAGTGGTTGGGTAAACTCATTGTTGCAAATTTCAAGGCAGCCGCTAAGAATGTGCTTTCCTCTATACTATCATCTGAAACACAGGATAATTCCATCGATTTAGAGGTACCTACACCACAAAACTTCATGCACTACTGTTATATTGAAATTGCAAGACAAGTTTGGAAAAAGCCACAACTGTTCTATCATAAGTTTTCAGCTTTCGAAAAGCAACAGAATGACGAATCTATCGATAAGATTATTGAAAACAGTATCAAAACAACAATCAATAAACAACTACCCTTCGACACTCTGTTAAAACAATCGGAAGACTCGAACGGTACCGAGACACTCCCGCAACCCATAGCGAGTTCATATATTAAAGATAAATATACAGATATGATATCACAAAAGGAGCATAACCCAGAATCATCATCGCTTAATAAAGTTGAGGATAGTAGCGCAATGATTGCTCCATCAGAATCTGCTGAAAAATCAGATCCTGATAACGATTTGCACTTGTCTACTAACCCCAATACCTCTACAACAACAACTTCATTGACAATACTAGAACAACCATCTAGTAAGGAACCTTTTGTAAAACCTGTAGTGTATAACTTGGAAAAAGAGACGAGCACTGAGTCATTTGACAGTAGCACTAACCTTAATCAGGAAAGGACACCGTCTACAACATCCTTTTCTTCGACATCTCTACAAAAGAGCGCGTCTTTTGTAGCACCAAGGAGATATAGTTTGGACGAATCAGATGAAGAAGATGACGATAGCGCTTCTAACATTTCAGATGACTATCGTTCGGAAGAAGACGAATCTTTGCCAAGAAAACTACAACAGCGTACCCCAATACCACAATTATCAGTACCAATACCACAATTATCAGTACCAACGCAAGATACGCCATCTGAAATAGACCAACATGAACCCCAACTCCTTCATCAACAGACTACGAATGAAGTTGATTTTACAAAAGATATTCAACAAAAAATAGTCACACACGACAGCAATGAACCACCACAACTTCAAAGTAATTACATACAAGAGGCAATAAAACCAACAATTTTGACAAAACCAGAGGTGATTCCTATTGAGAATAACAACATTAATGAATCCGACATTAATGAATCCGACATTAACGATAACGACGTCAACAACGACGAACAATTTCACATTGATTTGAACAAATCGATCAAAGAGATTTATATTAACGACAAAAAAAGAAAAAATGAAAAGAAGATCAAAAAAATACTTGGTGTGAAAATGAACTATGACACATACATCCAACAAGATAAAAAAAAATTGAGAAACTATCTGATACTTAATCCAAACATAACGAAAGCGTAAGTTTTTGCATGTTTATATTTCAATAAAAAAAATGAAATAGCAAAATAACAACGAAATGTACAAATTGATCATATCTTTGGTATTATCCATTATCTTGGCGGGAATACAATATTATATTGATAAGGATGACCGTGACCTATCGCAAGGACAAGAGGGAGAGAGCAAACAATACCCTATCAAACCGATCGCTATTTTCGTTAGCGTATTTGTGATCGCATATATGGGTCAGACTCTAATACTAAACGGGGGCATTGGTATTCCAAACGTTGTTAATAGTGGTGGCAAAGGCAATACGGAATTCATAGATAAAGTTGCTTTTGAAAAAATGATGCAAAATGTACAAACAGGTGAAGCGCCTTTTTGAAGATATATAAAGTCTTCACCATAATTAGATAAAAATGAAATTGGAGCTCAAAAAGTTCGATATTAACACCATCACTGATGACAAAGTCGTTGTTATGATCGGAAAAAGAAACACAGGTAAATCTTTCTTAATTAAAGATCTCTTGTACCACCATAGCAATCTTCCTATCGGTACAGTTATTTCAGGCACAGAATCTGCGAATCATTTTTACGAGGATGTTGTTCCTAAAATATTTATTCATGACGAGTATACTCCAATGTTAATTGATAATGTTGTTAAAAGACAACAAAAGATTTTGAAGACAATAAACAAAGAGAATTCTATGTATGGACGAACAAAAATCGATCCACGCTCTTTCATCATACTTGATGATTGTTTATATGATTCTTCATGGACCAAAGACAAAAATGTAAGAGCTTTGTTTATGAACGGGCGTCACTTGAAAATGTTCTTCATTATTTCCATGCAATATCCTCTTGGTATTCCTCCCAATCTTCGTACGAATATTGATTTCATATTCATTCTACGAGAAAACATCGTAGCAAACAGAAAAAGAATATATGACAACTACGCAGGAATGTTTCCCACATTTGAAATATTCTGTCAGGTAATGGATCAATGTACTGAAAACTATGAGTGTTTAGTCATTGATAATACAACAAAAAGTAACAAACTTGAAGATACTGTCTTTTGGTACAAAGCGGATAGCACACCATCCTTCAGAGTGTGTCAGGATGAGTACTGGATATTGAGTAGCAACATCAAAGATACCGACGAAGATCACGAGGAAATGTTTGATCCTTCAAACATTAAGAAGAGACAACATGTTATCAATGTGAAAAAAGTTTAACGAATTGGAAATCCGGCACTTCTTGAATCAGGAACACTCTCGAAAAGCGCTTTAGATGATTGACTCACATTCTTGTCATTCATCAAAAATTCGTCATAATAGGTTCTTGGAATAAACTTGTATTTAACTCGGACATCTTTCTTTAGTTTTTCAATTTTCTCCTCATATATTCCATGAACAATCATGAACATTCCAATAAATAGAAACAAAAATATTACAGTTTTCATTTTTACTTTAATTAAAATAAATGGATATTTTTAAATTTTACTTTTAATTCATTCTTATTCGTATATCTTTATGGGGTCGTTGTCTCTTCAAGGGCCTTTTGAACCACATGATCGTCATTTCCATCAAACAGAGACTCTTCGACTGTCTTGGTATCCACGACACCCTCCTCCTTAGTTGCCTCTTGTCCATCCACATCTTCAGGAATAACACTATCCGCACCAAGTAGTGTCCTCTCATCTTCCTCCAAAGAAGATGTGGATGCTTGAGCTTTCTTCTTTTGTTCGGTCTCTTCACGAGTGCGCTCGAGAAGATCCTTCTTACGCTCGTTGTAGAAGATCTCCTTGTTCTCACAGTTCTTCTTGTACTCCTTCATGAGCGTGTTAAGCTCGGTCTCCGAATACTCACCACTCTGGATCTCATCAGGGTTTGCAGACCAGGGACACCAGCACCCCACCTGTGCGATGTAAATGTTGTGCTTGTTATCATCCATTCTCTTGAGCACCTCCGCACGAACCTCGGCCTCCCTCTGGGTCTCGTATGTGCCACGAATCTTGATACCGCGGATCGAGGTTTGATAGTTGTTCTCCTCGGAGAACTTCGCGCTAATGTCCATCTCATGCTCACGCTTGAAGCTCTTGAAATCCTCATCTACCTTGGTGCTGTCGAAGAAGACATCATATTGTTCCTTAATCGAACGAAACTCGTTCTTCTTATCAGGAAACATGGTCTCCAGACCATCCATCAGCTCGTTGTTTCTCTTGCATAGAGACTCCAAATAGGCGGACACAAAATAAGCCTCTTTGGACTTGATCACATCCTCTGGAGATACGAACGACACACACACATAGTTTTGACCCCGAATTTGAGGATCCTGATCAAGAAAGTCTTGCTCACTCACTGCCACACGCTCGGTTGGTTTGTTGTCTACAGATGCCATTTTCAATCAAAAAGTTTTTTCTATTTGAATGTTTTAATTTGAATATCTTTATATATGTTATTTAATTTATAAATTTTTTCTCTGTAATAAATATAAAAAAATATGTCTGAGTTCTCCTTTGATGTGATGGAAATTGTTGTCCGTATCCTCAAATATCTCTTTGAGGGTCTCGTTGTGGCCACCGCCGCCTTCTTCTTCCCAGGCAAGAAGCCCAAGGTTGAGGAGGTCATGTTCATTGGCTTCGTCGCCGCCGCCACCTTCTCCCTCCTTGACCTTTTCGCCCCCTCTATTGGCGTGTCCGCCCGCCAGGGTGCCGGTTTCGGTATGGGTGCCAACCTTGTTAACTTCCCCAACTAAATGGTTAAATTGGGTTCAAATTGCTACATAAGCTTGTTGGAAATAAGAGAAAAATAAAAAATTATTTTTGTTAACATTATACATCATTACTATTGATAAATTTGTATAATCTTATCTTCTTCTGTATTTATAAAATCAAAAATATCTCCGATATTATTAACAAAAAATGACACCAGTGCTTTATGTTGTTTTTATTTTCTTAATGTTGTTGGTAAGTATTTTCGTAACAAATCGATATTGTAAAAAAGATCAGATATTGGTTATTCTGTATGATACAGATTTTAACAACGACTATGTGCGAAAGTACATCTCCACATTGAAAATGTTTGGATATAACTACAAAATTATAGGAGACGAAAGTTGGAAAGGATTCGGAAAGAAAATCAAGACCCTTGAGTATTATCTGAACAGCCTGCCTTCGGATCAGATTGTCGTCGTATCTGACGCAAGAGATGTGTTTGTCGCTAGACATGCTAAGAATCTGATGAAACATTACGAATCTTTGGCAAAAAACAAAATTCTTGTATCCACAGAATTAGGATGTTGTGAGAGTCTTCGTAAAACGAAACCACCCGGTTCTCTTCGATTGTTAAACGGTGAGTCGAACCAACTTGATATTACAGATGATTCGTCTCCTCATAAATGGGTGACTGATTTCCAAAAGCTTGCTAACAAGAATCTCGAAAGTGTAAAATGGAAATGGACGAATCCTAACGCTGGACTTTACATGGGTAAGGTCAAAGATATTCTGAAAATGTACAAGATGATGAACATCTCCGGGGATAAAGAAGATGATCAGAGTGTTCTCAGTGAAATTATCTTACAACACGATGACATGTTCGTTCTAGACTATTTGAGCAACATCTTCTCCAGCAGTTTCAAATGGGACCCTAAGAGCACCGAAATACATGGAGGATGTTATTATAAAAAAAATTATGTGAATGGTATGATTGAAAATATGATGTTTCACACATACCCCTTCTTCCTTCATTTCCCTGCAAAACATTTCACCTGTTATGATAAGGTGTATGATATGGTATAGGAGATTGTGTTTAGAATGTTGTGAAAAATAAAATTAATATCGTATATTATAAAATGTATTTCTATCTTCTAGACGAAAACACAGGTACGAAGTTTGTTTTTTCACACATCACAAAAAATGGAGGCACCACAATTAGGGGATGTTACAACAACAACTGTAGTCATTTGTTTACACAATTAGACAGGGCAGATGAAATCAAACCTGAATGGGAATATGTTTTTTCTTTTGCCATACATAGGGACCCTTACACCAGATTCTTATCCGCCTTCAGCGATTTTAAAGATAACAGGCATCACAAGCTTACACTGAACGGCACAGTGAATATGTTGAAACACTTCAATTATGATAAAGCCCGAAACAATTGGTCTTCTTTAGAGCATCACCTCATCCAACAAACTGACGATATATGGGGCATCGACAACATACAATACCTTTTGTCACAGGAAAATCTAAAAGATGATCTGAAAGCTCTTTTGCAAAAATATAACATTACCAACTCCGAGATCGACTCCATCGAGAACCGAAAGTCGAAAAGCAAATCCTACCAATCACAACTTTCCGCAAGTAACATCAAAATCTTGAATTGGTTTTACAAGCAAGACTTCGAACGATTTGGATACAAACAAAAAGTAAATCCTTCGGGCTCAACAAACTCGATCATAACGATCGTAACGATCGTCGGTCTGGTAGTCACGGGTGTTTTATCTGCATTTGTGTATCAGAAAAAAATGGACACCAAAGTGTTCTATGCGCTGATTGTATCAATGATTATCATGTTAAAATTGTTGATCATAAACCGAAAGGAAAAACCCTTTTTCAACGAAGAGGGAGTCATGATTGACAAGTATCAGCTATTCTCGCACATAAACCCTCAACTCTTTGTCAAACAGTTTCCCACCAGAGCGTTAGTCATGACAAACGATCAATACAAAACCATGAAAGCAGATCACTTTTACAGATTTTTCAAAATGACTTTCCATCGCGACGATAGATACATCAAAGAGTTCCTGAACAAAAGAGATCTACGAGTCTTTGATAAATTCAGCAATCAGAGTGTTAATATTACAAACATGATATTGTTCTTGCGAAGACATAGAGATGATCCGGATGCAACCAGTGTGTTCGAATATTTCAGAAATTACATCCAGACCCATATGCATTATGTGACCAGATTTATCGACGCTAGACATCTGTTGTCGATCAACAAGACATTCCTTGAATTCGGAACCGAACAAGAAAAGAAGAATGCGCTGGTCTTGAACACAATCGGTGTGGAGTACAAATTAATGCACACCTTTGAGTACAATATAGGAAAAAATCATTCCAACGAAACAGCGGATGGTCCGCTACAGCCCTTCTACTTTCATTTACATGAGGATACTTTCAAAAACGAATACCTGGGTGTTCTCAAAAAGAATCTTGAAGAAACCCCGATTCTGTTCATGCTTTGGAAGGCGTTTATGAGATGGATGGTCGTTTATGACAAAACTTTCTTCAACAAAGTGTTGTTAACCAAGCACGCCACTGGAAAGACTTACGCCAAGGAAATGATCGAGATGATATTTTCATAAGTAAAAAGAACAGAGAAAAGGTGTATTTAGTAAAATACGATTATGATTATTGCAATAGACACGATTATGTAAAAGTCTTCCATTAGATCTATTTATCTATACTATTTTCTTTATCCTCTTAAGCACTTTAAATTATTCTTACCAAATCTACTAATCTCTTAAACCACACATGAACAACTCTTTTGTTTTACCTTTAGCCATAAGCTCATCTGTTAATGCGTTCCTGGTCTCTATCTGTTGTTTGATCGTTTGTTGTCGTAAACGGTCATCATTTCTGAAGTTACTGTAAAAGAGATTGTTACTATTGTTAAGCTTATCAAACTCTGATTGAATTATTTTTATCATCGTATGTGCGTTTTCAATCTCTGTAGAAGAAGTTGATGCACACATCTTTCTGTTCCAATACATAAGGTCCTTGTTTTGTTCTTCTATTTGTTGTTCTTTTGTTTTCAGTTTGTATCATGCAGTTAAATATGGATCGTTATTCGATTGCATATTGTGACTTTTGTTGTTACTTGTATTGTATGTTTTGAATGTTTTGAATGTTCTTGGTTTGAATGGAACATAATAACAACCTTTAAGTTCAAAATTTTAAAACTAAAATGAAACCAAAAAGTGCTGAAAAAAGAATTTACAACCAAATTTGGACTTTTTTTTTAAAAATCCCGCACACACTTTATTTTTTTTAGCTCGTTTCTTGAGACAAATTGAGACATTTCGAGACTGAAACTTGGTTATAGTGTTTGGTATTGATAAACCAAAAAACAAAAAACGAGCAAAAAACGAGCCACGGCTCGGTTCGATCGAGCAGCGTACTTTAAAATATATTGTTTAATAAAGTGAAATGAAATATTCTTGCGACCATTGTCCGTATGAAACTGATAAAAAAGCAAATTATTTACGACACATTAACAGGAAGTTTAAGTGTAATAATAGGTGTATTTGGGTAACCCCTAATGCATCTGAAGTAACCCTTGATGCATCTGAAGTAACCCTTGATGCATCTGAAGTAACCCCTAATGCATCTGAAGTAACCCTTTGTGCATCTGAAGTAACCCTAGCTTCAAACTTAGCATGTGATAAGTGTAAGAGAATCTTTTCAAGAAAGAACATATTATACAACCATCAACTATCCTGCACTGGTTTATCCAGTTTACAATGTGAAATTTGTCATAAGACTTTTACATGTAAACAACATAAGTATAGGCACAAACGAAACGTTGTATGTCATCCTCCACCTCCATCTCAACCTGACTTTGAACCATCCGAAAACAAAAATGACGAAACCAATGAGCGTTCTCTTTTAACTGTTCATGAAAATGAAGATTGTCGTATAATCAACAGCAACACCAACAACAACAATGATAATTCTCAAACACACAATACGAACAATTCACACAATATGAAAAATTCACACAATACGAACAACATAAACATAAAGGTTGAGAACAACAACAATTTTGCTTACAACTATTTGGGTAATGAAGATGTGTCATATGTATCGAACAAACCGAATGTTTTACAAACGCTGAAATCGTATGGGAAGAAAGGAATCTATGGTATAGGTGATATAATCAACTCAATTATATGTAATCCTGAACATCCAGAGAACAGTACGCTATTAAAACCAAAAGAGTATGGAACAGATGTGTTAGTTAGAGACTGTAACGACTCTAATAAACTAGAATTCCGTGACATTTCAGATGCCATGGAGACGATAAAAAACAAAGCACTACCTAGGTATTTACAAGGAGTTTGTAACTACATTAAAAATAATAATATTACACGATTACCAGATTTGAAGGAGAAAGCATTGCTCCGCAAACTGATTCATATTATGATTGTTTTAGACATTGATGTTCCTGAGGAGTTAGAAAATATCGTTGATATTGATGATGACAAAGTGGATCAAGACAGAAGCAATGAGGCTTTATGTAGTTCTCATAACACAAAGCTGAACAAGTCTGTTGCAAGATCAGCATATGAATTCACAAAACAAAACTATAAGAAAAAGAATGGTACCTATGTCATGAAAAAATAAAACCAAATTTATAAAACCAAAAATTAAACTGAAATGTGCTGAAAAAAGGATTTACAACCAAATTTGGACTTTTTTTTGAAAAATCCTGCACACACTTTATTTTTTTTAGTATAAGGTATAAAGTATAAAGTATAAGCATCATTTAAAGAATATTTAAAATGTACTAATGTAAAATGTACCACTGTGAACGGTGTGGATATTCCACTAAAATAAAATGTAATTTCATAAAACATCAAAATAGGAAGGTTCCATGTAGTATAAATCAGCAAAATGATGCTGTAAATGGCAATGATGAACGGTTAAATGTCAATGATATACATACAAATGTCAATGATATACATACAAATGTCAATGATACACATACAAATGTCAATGATACGCATACAAATGTCAATGATATACACACAAATGTCAATGTCGAACCGGTTAATGTCAGCAACAATTACACATACCTTGAAAACTTAAAAGTTCAATGTAATCTATGTACAAAAATGATGAACAAATGTCATATTTTTAAACATACATTAGTTTGCAAGAAAGTTCCACCTAATACTTGTATGTATTGTAAGCGAGTGTTTAATAAAAGACAATCTAAATCACAACATCAAAAAATATGCAAACAGAATCCGATGAACATGAACGATGATGATAATGTAACTGAATGCTCTTTATTAGATAATCAAGGCAATGAACCAACCATAATTAACAATTCGAACCATTCGAACAACACGAACAACAACGCGAACATGCATAACACGAACACAATGCATGATAGCATTAACATTCATGGAAATCGCAATACATCCAATATTGAAACCACAAACAACTTTTCATTCAATTTCATTGGTCATGAGAATCTATCTCATTTGTCCAACGAGCCTAACTTTTTACAAAAGCTAAAAAGCTACGGGAAAAATGGTGTGTATGGTGTGGGAAAAATTATAAGCTCCATCATTTGTGATCCAGAACATCCTGAAAACAACACTCTCTTGAAGCCTAGAGATTTCGGCTCAGATGTCCTTGTCAGAAGTTGTGATACCGATCCTAATCATTTGGAATTTCGTGATATATCTGATGCGTTAACGAAACTTAAGGATGTGATGATGCCAAGATACCTTCAGTATGTATGTGAGTACATTCGCAAACATAACATCACTCGTCTACCAGATCTAAAAGAAAAATCACTCCTTAAACAATTGTTTCATATTATGATTGTATTGGACATTGATGTTCCCGAGGAGTTAGAAAACCTCGTCGATATAGATGATGACAAAGTGGATCAAGATAGAAGTAACGACTCTTTATGTAGTTCTCATAACACAAAGCTTAACAAATCTGTTGCACGATCAGCCTATGAATTCACAAAACAAAAGTACAAGAGAAAGGATGGCACTTATGTTATGAAAACCTAAATACTTCTAATGAATTTCCAATTCAGGTCCTCGCAGATCTTTTTCCAAATCTGTTCTTGCTGGTGCAACTTATCTCGGCTCTTAAGCAAAGGGAAATGTTTTAGAAACTCGGGTTGATCCAAAATTTGGATGAATTTATGAAGCACATAACTGTAGGATAAGAAGTTCTTTCTGTTGTTCGGACTGTATTTTAGAAAGGGCACCTGAATCTCTTTGAACATGTTCTTCAACTTCTCTTCGAGCTCAGGATTCAGATGTGGGTTAGGTATTCCGGTTATTTTGTTCAGAATGTAAGGGATGTGTTCGTAGTACTTGTTGATTTTATGTTTTTTCAAAATCTCTCTGATCTTCAACGGGGTGACCGAGGCGAGATTGTAGATTCGTTGTTTGTTCAGCTCCAACATGATCTTGTTGAACACCTCCTCGGGAATGTCGGTCGTTTCTTTCCCCTGAATCTGGTTTAACCATTCTGAAAAATGATTTATTCTCTTGTAACTGAAATAGGAAATCTCCTTGGGAGGATCTTTGTACGAAGGCTTCTCGTTGTCAGTGATAATGTTCTCCACTGTAAAACAGGTTCGACAACAGATGATACCTTCGTTAACGAGAACATCTTTTATGTTCCCGTTACAATAAGAACATTTGGACGAATTATCTTGGGGGATGTTGTTGTTGATGTAATTTTTGTCGGTGTAACTTAAATAATCATCCAGCAAGTGAAACCGGCTTGTTTTAATGTTCTTGTTGGATATCTTGTCGAGATCCTCTTTGTTTCCCTTCGTAAACAGATGAGCGATCGTTACATTATCATCATCCTCATTATCTTTCATAAAGTTGGTGATGCCACCCTCATCGGTGTTGTTCTCTAAAAGGTTGTAATAGTTGAACAAAATGTCGCTCGTGTTCACATAATATTCTAACTCGTCCTTGTTCGTGTCGATCTCTTTGATTTCTTTCTCCAAAATGACCTGCTTCTCCTTCAGGTTGATGGCGTTCTTGATCTCATCGTCGGTGAGTTCACTATTCGGTTTCAACTTTAACGCCTCTAACCTCTCTTGATTGATTATGTATTGATTGTGGATCTGCTTTAATTTATTTTGATTATCCTCGAACCCATCCACCATAGATTTGTGACGAATATCGAGAGTTGCGTTCGATATTTGGTAGTTACAATGTCGCTTGGGGTTATTCCGTTGTTTTGTTTTCATGGAGAAACAAACTGTTATTACATTACATTCATTTATTTGTGTTTTAAATTTATTTTTTTGTGTATTTTTTTCTCACATATAAATATAATAATAATACAAAAATGGGAGGAGGCTTAATGCAACTTGTCGCTTACGGTGCCCAGGACATCTACCTGTCCGGCAACCCTCAAATTACCTTTTTCAAGGTGGTCTACCGCCGCCACACCAACTTCTCCATGGAGTCCATTGACCAGACCTTCAATGGTACCGTTGGTTTCGACCGCAAGGTGACCGCCACCATCTCCCGCAACGGTGATCTCATCAACCGCATGTGGGTAGAGGCTGAGCTTCCCGCACTCACTGCTGGTGGCTATGTTGCCAACGCTGGCCACAAGCTCATCAAGTCTGTTGAGGTGGAGATCGGTGGTCAGCGCATCGACAAGCACTACGGTGATTGGCTCACCATCTGGAACGAGCTCTCCCAGACCGCTGGTCACGAGGGTGGTTACGACAAGATGATCCAGGGTGTCCTTTCTGATGGTTATTTACCGGCCATTTCTGGTAGTACTACTGCTGATGATAACCAAACCGCCCGTACCGTGTATGTGCCCCTTCAGTTCTGGTTCTGCCGCAACCCTGGCCTCGCCCTTCCCCTCATTGCCCTTCAGTACCACGAGGTGAAGATTAACATTGAGTTCGCCTCTGTTACTGATGTTGCCGGCACTGGTGCCGTCGCCGACGGTGTTCTCTCCGCCAACCTCTATGTGGACTATGTATACCTTGACACTGACGAGCGTCGCCGCTTCGCCCAGGTCTCCCACGAGTACCTCATTGAGCAGCTCCAGTTCACCGGTGATGAGGCTCCCTCCAAGAACATCAAGATGAACTTCAACCACCCTGTGAAGGAGATTGTGTGGGTTGAGGTGAAGAACGATGGTTCCTACACCAGCAGCTACACCGAGGCTCAAATCACCCTCAACAGCCACGAGCGTATGTCCATGCGTAAGCCCATGTACTACCAGCTCGTCCAGCCTTACCAGCATCACGAGCGTGTGCCCGTTGATACTCCCATCAATGTGTACTCCTTTGCCCTCAAGCCCGAGGAGCACCAGCCATCTGGCACCTGCAACATGTCTCGCATTGACACCGCAACCCTCAAACTCGACAGTACTTTCCCTTCTACCGATGCCGTCAAGGTGTTCGCCACCAACTACAATGTGCTCCGCATCATGAGCGGTATGGGTGGTCTTGCCTACTCCAACTAAATTTATTAACTCCACAACAAAACTACTTTTTACAATTGAAATGTGTGAATTGAAAAAAGGTTAATAAATTACAAAAAAAATTTATAAAATTAACAAAAAACCCAAAAAAAATAAATTCATTTTTCCTAAAAATTAAACAATAATAGCTTTTTAATTTTACAACATTTTACATCGAAATATCATATTCATAGTTAGAATTTGTGACAGTAACAGGGTACAGTGGAGTATATTCTACATCGATCATCAACACACCTGTATTTTTCATATTATATGGTGGAAATATCTTTGTAATTCCTTTGTATTTCAATGTTTCGTTGAGTCTGTCGAATTCATTTTTGTCAGTGATTTTGTATGCGATCTTTCGTGATTTCTCTCGTAGAATTCCTGGTGCTAACAACACTTCGTATTGTATATGCTTACTCAAATGCCCTTTGTGCTTATTCAAATCAAAGTGACCAGCGACCTTGTTATCTTCTTTTAATGTGTCGAACAAAGTGTCACCTAATATGATACCTGGTACATTCTGGTCCACTCTAATTCTGTACAAACAACAATCATTCTTCCTCAGACGGGCAAAATTCAACGCCATCCAGGCATTCAAAGAGGTGGAAAAGGGCATTGGATTTACTGAAACATGAGGTACAACTTGTCCTTTATTATAGATGTATGCGCCTCTGTACACATAGAAAGGTTTGGTTGCTCTCGGGAACTCTCTGATGATTTTGGAAAGATTTTGAATATATTCCGGCACAAAATTTTTGGGGAGATCTTTTTCTTGAATTGGTTTCATATCTATTCTCATGTCTGTTCTCATGGATGCATTAGAATACATTATTTTTAGCTCATTTGCTCTATGTTTGTTCAAATTTACACGAGCCTTGCGATTTGTCAAAATATCATCAGTTGTCTTTTTCCAATCAGAAGACCTGTACGGTATAAGGTTGGACAAAAATCCTGTTGGATAGGTTTGAACCATAAAATAGTCCATCCGGGGTAAGGTCATTAATCTATACTTGTGCTGTTTTCTTAGATCGCTCTTGTCAATCTGTCTTCTCAATAGCAACTCTTTGATAAGCTTCGCAGCCTTTCGTTGACCGACTCTAGAGCCGGTGTCGTTAGGTGTGACCCCCGCGAAATCATCCAATTGAGATGGTGTGAAAATGTTAAAGGCGTTGCATTCGTTTATCAAATTTGTGATTATTTTTTTCATATCCTGTTTGGGATTAGAGGAGTACCCATGATTGGTAACTCCGTAACTTGTTGATGTTCGTAAATGAATCCCACCAAATACAATACCATAACTTCCGTTAGTTACAGAAGTACCCATTGTAAAAAGTCTTCCCATTTTCCACGCCTCACAAATTAACCACAACGCCAAATCACCTTCTTCACATTTCGGATAATATGCGTGTTGGGTCCTTCTGTGAGATTCGTGATTCAGGTTGAAGAATAAACTATGCCATTCTATCGAGCCACTATTGTATGTGGTATAAGTCATTGTTCCGAATGGTGGTTTGTTCGGAATGTTCGATAAGTTGTACAACTCCTTACACAAAGGACAACTATTGTACCCATGCTCTAACATGTTATCGATGTCATTCTTTGCGAAAATACCATCGTTGGAACAATTCTTACAGGTATCCAGTTTGTAAAATTTAATCCGTTTGTAATCATCATCCTCGTTGTAAGGCATATAAGTCACCAAACTTATCGCACTATCTGGAACATCCTTTCGGAGCACATTTTTTATGCTTGTTGGGTTCAGGATCGGTTTACTACCTCCGATGGGCTTCTTTCTATCGATCTTGAAACTTTTGTCTGTGTTCACCTTGTTGATCCATCTTTTGAACTCGGTTTTATTCTTTATGGAGATCAAGGAGTTGATCTGAATGTTGTTCTGTGAGATCATGCTCGAATCAGCCGCAACTGGAGGAGCAGGAACAGGTTTCTGTTTCTTGGAACCAGTATTCACAAAGCATTTCTTAGAAACAGTGTTGTATCTGCATTCCTTTGAATCCTCGTTAGCGTTATATGTTGGAGTACATGATCTTCTTTTCGCACCTGGTTTGTTGTCTAATTTACAATATCTGGGACAAGAAGGTCCTGGTTGATTTGGATTAGGATTAACCACCACCGGGGGTTGTGGTTGTTGTTGAACAGGAACATGAACAGGAACATGAGAGGGTGGTTTAGGCGCAGGTGCAGGAGCAGGAGGTTGTGGAACCTGAACAGGTACTTGAGGCTGTTTTTTTTGCTTATTTGCTCCGTTGTTCACATAACACTTTTTAGCTACATTATCATATCTACAGTCCTTAGAGTCCTCGTTCGCATTAAAGGTGGGTGTGCATGACCTTTTCTTCGCCCCTGGTTTGTTACTTAATTTACAATATCTAGGAGTGGATGTCCCTGGTCTATTGGGATTAGGATTAGGATTAGGATTTGAAATAATCGCTGGTTGAAGAGGAGGATGTGGTATTTGAGGCTGCGGAATAGGAGGTTGATGCATTAGTGGTGGTGGTGGTGGTGGTGGTACCACATTTTTCTTAGTTCCCTTTTTTGTGTAACATTTCTTCGCTTGTGAATTGTATTCGCATTCAGAAGAGTTTTCAGAAGAAAGTTTCGTCAAACTACAGGTTCGTCTTTTAGTGTTTGGTGATAATTTACAATATACCATTTTTATTATAAAAAACATTAAATTTATTTTTTGATCTCATAATATGATCATTTAAGTAAATTTTAGTTTTTTTTATAAAATTTGATCTTGTTTTTATTTCATAATAATCTATACAAACTCACACTAATAAAGCAAACAACGAAATGATCGATACAAGAAACATTTCTTATGATAATGTTGTGAAATCCCTGAACTCTTTAGTAAACAAGGTTCAAGGGTGTGAAATAATGCATGCTAACGAGTTGAACATGTTTAAGCCAATGCGAGCAATTTTTCAAAAAAGAACAGGAGTTTTAAAGTTATTCAATGTGTCTATATTACACCCTATTCAGCTTTTTGATCAGCATTCTGAACATTGTTGTGTAAAAAAGCATGAATTGTACTATCCGGAACAGATAAACGATAGTGCATCGTGTGTGACAGTTATGATAAATTACAACAAAATGACTGGAGAGCTCATTGTTCGAAACAATAAACAACACATAACATTGCACAAGCACTTCTCGCTTTTTAGTTATTTCAGAATTTGAATAATGCGATAAAAATTAAAAATAACATAAATTATTGTTTAATTATTAGGAAAAATGAATATCATTTTTTTTATTTTTAACAAACATAATTGGGTTATTTGTAAACAATTCATAGATATGGTGTATTTACAGTAATAACATTGACATACATGTGCGTTGTAAATCGATGGTGTTACAAAAATAAATTTATTTTTTTCTTCGTATTATATTAATAAGAAAAACATATAAAAGATGGGAGGAGGCTTAATGCAACTTGTCGCTTACGGTGCCCAGGACATTTACCTGTCCGGTAACCCTCAAATTACCTTTTTTAAAGTGGTGTACCGTCGTCACACCAACTTCTCCATGGAGTCCATCAGCCAAACTTTCAACGGCACTGTGGGTTTCGGTCGCAAGGTGACCGCCACCATCTCCCGCAACGGCGATCTCATCAACCGCATGTACCTTGAGATGCAGCTTCCCACTTTAACTGATGGTACATACGACGCATATGTGGGCCACAAGCTCATCAAGTCTGTCGAGGTGGAGATAGGTGGTCAGCGCATCGACAAGCACTATGGTGATTGGCTCGAGATCTGGAACGAACTCTCTCAGACCAAGGGTCACTGGGCTGGTTACAAGAACATGGTAGAAGGCGGTTATTATAACGCCTCTAAGGAGTTGATTTACCCTCATTCTAATGATACTGCTGGTGACGAAATGGAAGGTCGTACCGTGTACATTCCTCTTCAGTTCTGGTTCTGTCGCAACCCAGGGCTCGCGCTCCCTCTCATCGCCCTTCAGTACCACGAGGTGAAGGTGAATGTGGAGTTCGCCAATCTTCCAGATGTGGCTAAGGAGGAACCAGCAGAGGACGGTGCTCCTGCAGTTCCAGCTGCCACCACCGGTACCCTCAGCGGTGATCTCTATGTGGACTATGTCTACCTTGACACCGACGAGCGTCGTCGTTTCGCTCAGGTCTCCCACGAGTACCTCATTGAACAGCTTCAGTTCACCGGTGACGAATCCGCCACCCAGAACATCAAGATGAACTTCAATCATCCTGTGAAGGAGATCGTCTGGGTGGAGATGGGTGCTAGCGGCAAGGTGGGTGACTACACCAGCACCTACTCCGAGGCTCAGATCACTCTTAACAGCCACGAGCGTATGGCCCTGCGCAAGCCCATGTACTACCAGCTTGTCCAGCCCTATCAGCATCATGAGCGTGTGCCCACTGCCAAGCCTGTCAATGTGTACTCCTTCGCCCTCAAACCCGAGGAGCATCAGCCCTCTGGCACCTGCAACATGTCCCGTATTGACACCGCCACCCTCAAACTCCAGGGCGTGGCTACGGGTACCGTGAAGGTGTTCGCCACCAACTACAATGTGCTCCGCATCATGAGCGGTATGGGTGGTCTTGCCTACTCCAACTAGATTTACTAATTTACTAATTTACTAACTAGATTCAATTATAATTAAAAGTACTCTCATTTTTTTAATCCAAAACATTGCCATTGTATTGATTTTATAA